ACTGCAATGCAATTTGATTTAGAGTATGATAATTTAATTATGGCATCTATGCGAGGACGTGCTGGACAAGTTCTTGGTGGTGGTTTCTCTGGTGGTAAAGCACAATTGGGGGTAAGAACAACTAAGGCTGTTAAAAAGATAGGGTGTTCCAATCTTAAACAGATGGTAGAGGATAACAAACTAATTATAGAAGACTTTGATTGTATCAATGAACTATCTACATTTATTGTTAAAGGAAGTTCTTTTGAAGCTGATACTGGGTGTAATGATGACTTAGTTGCATGTATGTTTATATTTGGGTGGGTGATAGACCAGACATACTTTAAAGAACTAACAGACAATGATATCAGAGAAAGAATGTATAAAGACCAACAATACCAAATAGAACAAGATATGGCTCCGTTTGGATTTATTGTAGATGGATTAGAAGATGAGAATATAGGTGAGGTAGTTGATGAGTATGGTACAAGGTTCTCACCTATAGTACGTACTCATGATTCTGATTGGTAATTAAAATAAGTTCTTATCAAACTCAATCAAATCATTATCTAGTTTAATCCAACAGTTAGAACACACAACCTTTGAATTATTCATTAACTCTAGTATTTCTTTACGGCTTTCTTCATTAATCCCTACTCGTTTTGTTTTCTTTTTAATTTCAGCATTATGGGGATAGAACTTTAAACATGCATTTTCACTCTCTTGACAATGCACACAGGATTCATTTGCTAGATGGTCATTCAACCATTTAACTCTTTTTCTGTAATGTTTTCTAGCTACTTTCTTAATTGTATTTTTATATTTTTCATAATGTGTACTCATATGTTTATTTATATGTTTATACACATATAAAACTAACTTTTTAGAAACTTGAAAAGTATAAATAAAAGTATTAAAATAAAGAAAACTCTATTATGTAAAAGGAGTACAATATGGCATTTCTAGTTTCGCCTGGCGTCCAAGTAAAAGAAATCGACTTAACCAATGTCGTTCCTGCCGTTGCAACCTCAATAGGTGCAATTGCAGCAGCTTTCGAAAAGGGCCCAGTTTCATCCGTTACTAATATTTCTTCAGAAGAAGAACTGATACAAATATTTGGTAAACCACAAAGTTCAAGCAATCAATTTGAAAATTTCTTCACAGCTGCAAATTTCTTGCAGTATTCAGATTCATTAAAAGTAGTTCGTGCAGAATCAGCAATATTAAATGCTGGTGCAAACTCTGGTATATTAATCAGAGATGACGATCACTACGAAGCAAGTTTCCAAGATGGTCAAGGTTCACACGGTGAGTGGACTGCAAGAACTGCTGGAACACATGGTAATTCATTAGGTGTTCAAATATGCCCTGGGGCGGTTGCTTACCAACAAGATTTAGGTGCAAGTAATTTAACTAATGGTGCTCTTGCTGAAGGTGCTACTTCTGTTACAGTTGATGATGCAGATTTATCTGGGTTTGCATTTAATGTTGGGGATTTAATATCATTTAGAACAAATGATTCTATTACTGCTACAGTAGCTGGTGCAATAACAATTGCTACAAAAAGTCTTGTTGTTGATGGAAATTCTGGAACAATTGCTGTTGGTAATATTGTAATAGGTGCTGGTATTGATGAAGTTGTTAAAGTTGTTACAGTAACAGATCAACAAAATCTTGTTTTAGATAAAGCAATTACTATATCAGATAATATTGCATTAACATTTTCTGCATACGCAGCTCAAGACGAATTTAACGAATATGAAGTAACTGTAATTACAGGTGAAGTTTTAACAATTCGTTTAAAAGATGACCCAAATGGTGCTGGACTTCAAAACGCAATCGCAAATAATTCCTTTATCAGACGTAGATGGGCTTTTTATGATTTCTTTGATGGTGCTCCTGGCACATCAAATTATAGTACTCAAAATAGTCGTGGTACAGGTGATGAACTTCACGTTATTGTATACGATACAACTGGTGATATTACTGGTTTTGACAATGGTGTTGCTGGACAAAGAGGTTCTTCAGTAATAGAAACATTTGGAAATATGTCAAAAAATCCAAATGCAAAATCACCACAAGGTGATAGCATTTATTATTCAAATGTAATATTTAGAAAATCTCTGTTTATTTATTGGACAGACCATATTTCTGCTGGTACTAATTGGGGTACAGATACAACAACTGCATATACTGCTGTTATACCAGTATCAATAGACGAATTAACTGGTGGTACAGACGATTATGCTGTAACTGCTGGTGAATTAGAACTTGGATACGATAAATTTTCAGACACAGAATCATTAGACATTAATCTAGTAATGGGTGGAAAAGGTGGTGGTTCTGGTGATTCAGAAGCAACACAAGATACTCATGTAACAATGATTACAGCTCTTGTCGAAGGACGTAGAGATTGTGTAGGATTTGTTTCACCATATCGTGCTGCAACAGTTGGTATCGCATTATCATCTACTGCAACAAGAAATGTTCAAGAAGCATTTGATAAAAACCCAAGTTCATCTTACATGGTTTTTGATAGTGGTTACAAATATATGTACGATAAGTATGATGATGTATATCGTTTTGTACCATTAAATGGTGATACTGCTGGTCTTTGTGCTTTCACATCTGAAGTTAGAGATGCATGGTTCTCACCTGCTGGATATAACAGAGGTAATGTTAGAGGTGCAATTAAACTTTCTTATAACCCAACAAAAGCAGAAAGAGATATTCTGTATCGTGCAAGAGTTAACCCAGTTGTTAACTTCCCAGGCCAAGGAGTTGTGTTGTTTGGAGATAAGACTGCATTAAGTAAACCAAGTGCATTTGATAGAATTAACGTAAGAAGATTATTCTTAGTTCTTGAAAAAGCAATTGCAACTGCTTCTAAATTCCAACTCTTTGAATTCAATGATGAGTTTACAAGAGCTCAATTTAGAAATCTAGTAGAACCTTTCCTAAGAGATGTTCAAGGACGTAGGGGTATATCAGACTTCTTAGTTAAATGTGATGCAACCAATAATACTGGTGAAGTCATAGATAGAAATGAATTTATTGCTGATATATTTATTAAACCTGCTCGTTCAATTAACTTTATTACATTAAACTTTATTGCCACAAGAACTGGTATAGCGTTTAGTGAGGTGGGAGGTTAGATATGGCTAATATAGATGATTTTAAAGCAAATCTGATTGGTGGCGGTGCTCGTGCCAATCAGTTCAGAGTAACAATAACTCCACCACCTGGCATTGCAATTGGGCTTGATGTAAGAAGAACATCATTTCTTGTAAAGGCTTCAAATTTACCAGCATCAACACTTGGTGAAATACCAGTACCATTTAGAGGAAGAACAATCTATGTGTCTGGTGATAGGCCTCCTCCAGAAGAATGGTCTACAGTATTTTATAATGATACAGATTTTATGATAAGAAATGCAATGGAGAGATGGAATAACGGTATTAATGATTTTGCAAATAATACTGGTGTTACATCACCTGCTGACTATCAAACAGATTTGTTTGTAGAACAATTAGATGCAGATGATACAATTCTAAAAACTTATATTTTCAGAAGTGCGTATCCAAGAGTGGTTGCTCAAATTGACTTAACTAGTGACGAAGCTGGTGCGTTAGAAGAATTTGAAGTTACTTGGAGATACCAACACTTTGAAGCTTCAGGTGTCAATTTTTAACCTACTAAATATACTCATACAGTAGGGAGAGATTAATATTATGGCTGAACTTTTTGGGTTTAAATTTAATAGAATAAAAGATGATAAGGGGAGTGAGAAATTCACTCCTCCATCTATGGATGACGGCAGCATAGAAGTTGCTGGTGGTGGCTTCTTTAGTCAAGTCTTAGACACGGACGGTAGAGAAAGAACCGAAGCAGATTTAATTAGAAGGTATCGTGATATTGCACAACAATCAGAAGTAGATAGTGCGATTGAAGATATCATCAATGAGGGTATTGTTTCAAATGAAAGAGCTCAAGCTGTTTCAATTGTATTAGATCAATTACCTTATCCAAACAAAATTAAGAAAAGAATACAAGAAGAATTTAATTCTGTCTTGCAACTTTTAGACTTTGACGTAAAAGGTCACGACATATTTCGTAGATGGTATATTGACGGAAGACTTTTCTATCACAAAGTTATAGATAGAAAGAATCCAAAAAGAGGGGTTCAAGAATTACGTTACATTGACCCAAGAAAAATACGAAAAGTCAAAGAGATTTCAAAAGAAATGAAAGATGGGACTAGTGTTGAGTTAATCAAAAAAGTTAATGATTACTACATGTATAATGACAAAGGTTTACAAATAGCTAGTGGTACACAAGAGGGTATTAAGATTGCTCCAGATAGTATTACTTACGTTCCTTCTGGATTGATTGACCAAAATAAAGGTCATATACTATCATATTTACATAAAGCAATTAAACCAGTTAATCAATTAAGAATGATTGAGGACTCTCTTGTTATCTATCGTGTATCAAGGGCTCCAGAAAGACGTATATTCTATATTGATGTTGGTAACTTACCAAAAGTTAAAGCAGAACAGTATCTAAAAGATGTTATGAATAGATATCGTAACAAACTTACATATGACGCATCTACTGGTGAAATCAGAGATGATAGAAATCATATGTCAATGTTAGAAGATTTTTGGCTACCAAGAAGAGAAGGTGGTAGAGGTACAGAAATTACTACATTGCCAGGCGGTTCTAATCTTGGTGAGATAGAAGACATTAAATATTTTCAAATGAAACTGTATAGGTCTTTGAATGTTCCTATTTCAAGAATGGAATCTGAATCACAATTTAGTTTAGGTCGTTCTACAGAGATTACAAGAGATGAATTAAAATTTACTAAGTTTGTACAAAGACTTCGTAAAAGATTTACACCTCTATTTACAGATATACTTAAAACAAATCTAGTCTTAAAGGGTGTGATTACTTTAGAAGACTGGGATACTATGGTACAACTTATTCAGTATGACTTCTTACAAGACGGTCACTTTGCAGAATTAAAAAGAGCTGAGATGATGGAAAGTCAAGTAAATGCATTACAAGGGATAGAGAGTTATATTGGTACATTCTTTAGTAAACAATGGGTACAAAGAAATGTCCTAAATATGACTGATTTAGAAGTTGATGAAATGCAAATTCAAATCAATAAAGAAGCTGGACTTGATCCAGAAGATGGTGGAGTTGACGTTCCAGATAATACAGATGGTATCACAAGATACCCACAAGTTGATGGGGCTCCTATACCACCAGATGATATAGCTGGAGGAGGCGGTGGTGGAACTGATTCATCATTTAATAAAGATAATGGAGATAAAGATGACTAGTAAAGAATTTGTAGACGCAATATCTAATGGCAGTAACTTAGAAGCAGAAGATGCTTTTAAAAGTGCAATGCAATCAAAAATTGGTGATGCGTTAGAAACTAGAAGAAAAGAATTAAGTAAAAACTATGCACAAACTGTGCCTGCAACGGAAGAAAGTAATGATTAAGAAGTTTGATGAACTGTATTTACCAGTCATAGAGAAAGATGAGCATAAGAAATCTAAGGGGTATAAGAAATTATCCCCTAAGATGAAAGATGCTGTGGACGATATTTTTAAAAGAATGGACTCTAAACCTTCAGATTTCCTAAATACTTTTGATAAAACTATAACAGCAATTTCAAAAAAATATAAAGTTCGAGAAAAAGAACTTATATCATATTTTGAAAAAGAAATGTTAGCAATTTAAGAGGAGTTAGTAATGGC